CGCAAAACTTGGAAATTTTGGGGCGTCTATATTGCGTTAGCCACCACCAGCACGCGCCAGCGGTGGCCCACAAAATTAAACCGTGTGCGTGCCTTCGACGCCGCGCCGCATACGCTCGATGGTGCGCTGTTGCAGCCAATGCTGCGCTTCTTCCAGGTGGGTTAGTGCGCACGCGTTCGCCTTGCAGGCATACTGCCCAGCCTGGAACCCACGCAGGCGGTCACACAGCACCGCAAGCAGTGCCTCGTGGGTAATGCCATTCACGCCGTTGCCGTCCGCGTTGATCGGGCCGTTTTGAAAGCGCAGGTGTGTCGGCACCGCCTCGCCGCCTTCAATGTCGTAGGCGTGGTTTGCGCCACCGTGCCCCGGTTCGTCCAGCACGGTAATGGTCAGCGTGTCATTGCCGGGGTTAATCTTATGGTCAGTCAAAGTTCGCATGTTCATATCCTTTCAGTGGTGCCACGTTTTAGCGTGTCGTGGCTAACACGTCATTCCAGCGGGACTACCGCCGCCAATAGTATCTCTCCTTTGCCCGTCTCGCCCTCTGTCCACGGCTACGGTTTTCGTGCGCGATTAGCCTCTTTTGCTCGATCTCTTCGGGAGATTTACAACCTTTGCCCTCGGCGCACCATACGCTCATGCCGTCATAGTAACACTGCACTACACAATCCTCCGCTGGTCGCTTTTTACCGCAGCAGACGCACCTAATCATTTCACCGACACCAAAGCCGCCGCGTATTTCAACCTCGCCGCATTGGTCAATCCAGCCGGTTGCGGGTTGCATGTTGGTTGTGTATATGTGGGTCATTCCGCCCCCCCTTCCAGAAAATCAGTTTGTTCGTAAACATCGCGCACTGTGTCCGGCGTGAACAGCGACCCTTGCGCCTTGTGCTGCTCAAATCGCGCTACGCCTGCCTTATAGTAATCCTCATCAAGTTCGCATAGCGTCAGGGAATAGCCGAGGTTGTAGCATGCTATGGCTAAACTCATGCTGCCGCCGTGAGTGTCAAGGATGCGCTGACCTGGCTTGGCATAATTTGTTAAAAGCCATTCGTATAGCTTTACGGGCTTTTGGGTGGGGTGGATTGTTCCTTCAACCAGCAGAGCCACACGGTTCAACGTAAAAACTCTCAACGCACACTGGAACGAAGAAAATGCAAGTTCACCATCAGACTGGTTTATTCTCTGCCCTTTGTCCCATAATATCCATCCCATTGACGGCGGAATAAACTCAGTCATATAGTTTGCCCCCCATATAATCTGGTTTTTTGAAACGCGGTAAAGTTCAGAGAAATAATCTCCAGAAGGTATGGCGCTATCCCATCCTTTGAATTCGTGCGCTTTCCTTCCGCCGTTGCTGCCTGTTGTCTTAACTTGACCATCCTTGTTAATCCCATAAGGAGGGTCAACGCAAGAAAGTTCAAACTCACCATCACGGATATGCTTCATCACTTCCGTACAGTCGGCGTTTATCAACAGGATATTTCCGCTTCGATAATGCACCGGAAACAACGCTTGTAACCTGTCCTGAACATCACTCACCATTCCGCCCTCCCCGGCAAACTAATGCCATGTTGCGTTGCGAATGCGATCGTCAGTTCCAACAGCTCACTAAAATCCTTTTTGCTCATTTCGGACGTGTGCTGCCCCAATACGACAAACCCACCGTTGATACCTGGAACAACCCTCTCCCGCTTCAAGGATGCAGTTAGGACATCTTTCCACTGCTTGTTTGTGAGGTGCTGGCCGTACCAGTCCACACCCTTGCTAATGGCTGTGAGCCACGGCCAGAGTAAAGAATTCTGATCTAGATTTCTAGTCGGCGGGCGGATGTCAACTACATACCCGTCTGGCGAGAGCATACATTGAGCGGCAGCCAGTTTCCGCGCTGTGTCGTGGACTAATCTGTATATTTTGCGGTCTGACATCAATCCCTCACTTCAGTATGCGGCGAATACGCCTCATCCGGCTCAATAGGAACATGCTCACGGGCTATTTTCTCCCGCAATAGGGCAATGTCCACCTGTAGCTGGATGATGCGCTGGGGACTGCATTTGTCGGATGCGAAGGCCATGTTTAGCTGTGACAGCAGGCTATCTAGCCGCTGGTGGTCTAGGTCTTGAGTCAAAATTCCTCATCGCTTCTCATCACGTAATATGCACGGGCTTCCGGGTCTTTGGCGCACCGCTCTCCAGAACTTCGGCGCGGCAGGCTTCGTCTGTCTCATTTATCCGGTCGAGCCAGGCGTTTACTTTGGCGCGTTCAGAGTTGGCCCTCAATCGTTCAATCGCACTCAAAATCCACGCCCTCTCTTTTGTTGTTCTGGTTTGTGCCAATGTTTGTCCAGATTCATAAACCTTGTGATGTCGCTTTGAAACTGGCTATATATCTCACCACATGCGCCGTGCCTGTTCGCCCTAACTAATATCTCCGCCACACCTTTCATATCAGAATCTTTGTTATATACCTCGTCACGATAAATCATCATGACTAAATCAGCATCAGCCTCAATAGCTCCAGATTCTCGCAAATCGCTCATGTGAGGGCGTTTGTCTTGCCTTGATTCACACTCTCTATTCACTTGTGCAAGGCACAGGACAGGGCAATCCATCTCTTTCGCAAGACCTTTCAACCCACGGCTAATGCTGGCGATCTCTTGCTCCCGATTATTCCCTTCGCCCTTCATGAGTTGCAGATAATCAACCACAATCATATCAAGCCCGTGTTTTCGTGCCATTTTCCGAACCCTGGAGCGTAGCTTGCCAACACTTATCCCAACCTCATCATCAATAAGTATTTGTAGCCCCTCAAGCGTACTAATAGCCCCAGTAACCGCATCCATCGCTTCATGGCTGTTCATAATCGCACTAGCTGGGTGTCCAGACCTGATTGCTATCATTCTGCTGGCAATCTCACGCCGTGGCATCTCAAGGCTGGCAAAATATATCTTCGCGCCAGCCGTGGCAGCCGTAAGCGTCATAGAACAAGCAAGCGCGGTTTTCCCCATCTTGGGTCTTGCTGCCAAAACGTTCAAACTGCCTTTGTGGAATCCACCACCAAGAAGCTCATTTAGATCGTCTAACCCTGTCTCAAGTGCTATCGAAGCGCCTGAATATCTTTGCTCTACACTGATTATAGCTTCCTCCAAAGCCTCACGTAGCATCACAGGCTCGCGTGAGTCTGCCATTTGCATCATGGCGAATATCTGTGATTCGGCACCCTCTGCAATGCTTTGTGCTGGCTCTTTGTTTTCGGCCTGCGCGTAAATATCTTGGCTTATTACTTGAAGTTGCCGCAATAATGAGCGCTCCCTAACCATTCCGGCATATACCTTAACGTTCGACGCTGATGGTGTGTTTGCCATAAGGCCACCAACGTACTTCATACCACCGATCCGTTTTAGGTCTTCGCCTATCTGTTCTGATACCGTTATGGTATCAATCTCTCTCCCTTTGGCGTGAAGCTTCATAATCGCCGAAAATACCACTCTATTCGCTTCAGCATAAAAGTCCGAAGCTGCCAAAGTAATATCATCCAAACATTCAGGCTTGATCAGTATCGCGCCTAAAACGCTTTTTTCCGCTTCATCACTGAACATGGTCGTCACCTAAATCCTTTTTCATCGCCCGAAATTGGCTGGTTTCTTTTACGGTTCCATCCGCCTCAATAAACCAAAACTTGTACCAATTGCCACGCACACAATTCCTAAATGCGGCTCTCCAATCTTTTTGTCTCTTTCCTGATTCTTTGTTGTTCCTAACAAATTGCTGCCATGTGACCCGAACCATATCCAACGGGATGTTCGCTTTCTCTGCAAAATCGAATATCGGGTCGTCCTTTGGGATTCTTTCTACCCCATCCTCTTTGCAGTTATTCAAGAAAGTCTGAATGGTGCAAGTTGCCGAACGCTTGCGTTTCGGCTTATCTGTGTCTTGGGTAATGGGTAATGGGTAATGGGTGGCATCGTTTTTCGTGCTCGGAGCATTATTATTTATGCTTGGAGCATCACTTAAGCATTGCGTTAGCATGAGTTGAGCATGCTTTTGCCGCTCCCATCTAATTGTTGCAGCCTCTTTTGCTTTTGATTTTCGCCCACCAGCCTCTTCCATTTCACGCAAAACCCTGCCGTGAACCCACCCCTCGTCAACAGAAGTGAAAAACTCTTGCAGAACGTCTTTTATCTCTTGTTGGTATTCGCGCATATTGACCAACCTGGACAGAGCATGTATGTCGTTTATTAGTGGCTGCTCTGTCGTGTACGCAATATCAAGAAGCCGCCTGTATGCTATATCTTCCAGCGGAGATAGGTGGCGGGTGTGGCTGGCATAATCGCCAATGTTGAATTTATAGTAGTGCATATCAACCAATAGCACGCTTGATCTCGCCCAACAGCGCCAGAATAACCTCACGCTTATATTGCGGCTGAACTAGTGGGATTAGCTTTGACATGCGTAAAGCCGTGACGAATTTAGAATTTATCATGGCTCCTCCACATCCCTTCTGGCTTTAATGATCTGCAAACTCATGCGCGCCCTGGTTACGCCATGAAGTTCCGCGAACTCGGTTATAGTAGTCCCTGCCGGCATTTTGTTAAATTTCTTCAGTAGTGCCGCCCGTATTTTCCGTGCCTTCGCTTTAATATCTCGCATCCTTGCCATAATTCCTCCTATGAATAAATGACGTTGTACGCTGATTTTTAGCCTAACGCAACAACATGCGAAATAGATTGACAGATGGAGAAAATGAACTTAAGATGGCAACCACTCGAACGAAACGCATTAAGCCAAGTAGTTGAGCGCACCAAGCGGAAACCCAGAGAGGCAAATTATATTGCAAGGGATGGGGAGTGCCGGGGAATGAGCCGGAACCGCGAGAAACCCGAGGCTGTAGTGTGATCTTGCAAGGCGTATTAAGGTGTTGTTGATTAAATAGTTGGGTAGCTCAGTGGCAGAGCAGAGTCCCTTATAAGGCTTGTGTCAGTGGTTCGAGTCCACTCCCAACTACCAGTATTAAAGAAGTTCTCTGTGTTTGGCCT